CGCTCGGGATTACACAACATACATCGGGGAGGATCGGGATTCATCATGGATGTAGTGAATTGTTCGGGTTATATCGGGTCGGAGCTTCGGGTTCCGGCCCTTTTTTTGTGTCGGGGGTTCGGGTTCGGGGTTTAACCCGTATAATTGTTCGTGTTTGTATTTGTACCATATGATACTTTTCGGCAGATTGATAAAGGTAAGCATTGTTTACCTAATGCAACGCAGTGCGATTTTTATTTTTTCCAGCTCAATATTTCCAGCTCGTTAAACGTCTACATTGTGACACGAACAATTGTGCTTTATATGACTTGCAAACACTGCAAATTGTGTGCTAGGTTTAGGGAATGGCGCAATCGTGCGTCTACAAAACTGAAAAAAAGGTAGTAAAAACAATGACTTATTTTAACGACACAGCAAAAATGACTGGTGGTTCAGAGCATGAAATTGCAAACACACGCGGTTCAGAATGCCAGTTTTGGTGCAATAGAGACTGGAAACGCGAAATACATGCCGCTGGTTTTAAATGGGCAAAGGTTGTTAGTGATGGTTCTTACAACGTCGAGGCGGAAATAGTAACACCTGTTTTTCTATTGCCGCTTGATGGGCAAGCGTTTGCCGATTTAAAGGCCTTGTTTGAATTTATTGAAAGCAAGGGTGGGCGTATCAAAAGGGGTTGCGGTTTACATGCCAATATTGGCACCCGTCTTGTAACTGGCATTTCATCCGATGAATTCTGGCAACGTTCAAAAGATGCCATGGAATTAAACGAAGAATTCTACAACGTGCCATCTGAAAATTTGACAGACGTAATGCCGTTGCTTTTGGCAAAAGACGTTATCAAGCGATATGCAATTCACCACGATGTTATTGACAGCCTTGTTTCCCCATCAAGACGTTGCGAAAATAGTGGCATCTTTTCACATCCAGCGCCATCATGCCGCTGGCCGCAAGACGAGAAAAACCAGTCTTATTTTTGTCATAGCATCCGCTCAATAGTTGGTAACATGGAACAACGTTTTGATCGCGCTAGTGATGCTTATGACGTTGCTAGAATATTAGCAGAATGCCAAATTATTTATCGTGATAGCCAATCCGGTAAATTTGCCGCTATTAACATGGAAAACTTTGGTTATGGCAGAATTGAATTTAGACAGCACCAAGGTACCTTGAACGCTACTAAGACAGCGGCATGGTTTAGACTTATCGAACAAATGTTCAGACATTCAGACGCAACCCGTGTTTTTCTAAGACCAGAACGCGAAATAAGCACAGGCACTCCAGCAATGCCATACCGCAACGGTTCGCGTATTGGTGTTATGTGGCAAACAATGCGGCGCGAGGGTGGCGCGACAACGCAAGAATTGATGAATGTTACAGGATGGGATGCTGGCACGGTTCGCGCTCGTATTTCTGAAATGCGTAACGCCCATGGACAAGACGTTATCCTATGTCATACGCAACAACGCTATGGTAATGCCTATGGCTCTAGTCAAGGCCATCACGATCTAAATGGTTATGAGGCTGTCATAGGTGAAACAAGAATAGAACCAGCTTGTTATGATCTAAGATCTGAAAATCATATAGGACAAACAAGCGTTTTTGCTGGCCTTGATGATCAAACCTTTGAATACCTAAACGCAAGACGCAACGCTAACATGACATAAACCGACTAATACATAATCTAAGACAAGGCCGCCGCTGGCGGCCTTTCTTTTTGTCTGGTAGGTATGTAGTACCCGAACAATTGTACGGGTTCAGTGGCGCTCAGATCGCCGCTATTGGCATGGTCGCGAAGGTACCCTATGGCCTATTGCGTTTTTCGGTGTCGGGATCGGGTGGGATATACCACCCCCCCTAAAAAAAATGTTGACAGGCAGGCGCTTTGCGCCAAGTTTCCCACAAACAACCGCCAGATTTTACGCAGATATGCCCCCTAAAAATTTTGCAAAAAAATTTTATAACATTTTCCTATAGACTTCTTGCAACCTTTGCATTATATTTATGTTAATTAATTTCCAACCCACTATTTTAATGGGATGGAAGGGTTAGCTCCGAGGGGCTGGCCCATATGCTAACCCTACAAATGTCGAGGGATGGCAGGGCCAGTTCTGCGGGACTGGCCCACTTTTCAAAGGAGGGTGTAATGAAGAAGTTTGAGTTAAGGGTCAGCGAAGATCCCATAGAATTTACAGCGAATGACGCTTCTGCGTTCTTGGATGTATGGAAGGGAAAATTCTTTCTTGCAGACAGAGAGTCTGAAGCATGGTTAAGAACTGCTGCATCTGTTGCATGCAATCTAAGCGGCAAGCCTATGAGGTTTGACAGCATTGATCACTTTACAGCCGACATGATGGAAGCTGGCATGTTGGCGGAGGTAGGAGATGCACAAGGCTAAAGACTCATACAGCATGTGGAGCGGCAAGATGCTTGTGGACAAGCGTAAGTCGTTAAGCATGACACAAATGGCGATGGCTCGTGCTTTGGGTGTGAGCCATCGTATGTATTGTTATTATGAAAAGGGTGAGCAGAACATTCCGCGTTCTGCTGAGTTAGCCATACGTTGGATGGAGTACAACAAGTCTGACGGTATATTTCGTGTAGCGCCGCATCCTGACAAGAGTTTAACGTCTTTTGATCGTGAGCGTATAAACAGGCTATGTGATGCGTTGAATGGAACAGAGGGTTCGGACGCTCAAATGGACAAGATTTTACAGCAGTCGAAGAAGGAGCTTGAGTATCTGTTGTCAAAGTTTGAAGAATGACCTATCATCGGCTTCATGTATTTTCCGTAGGGGATGGGCATGGCGAATTTTATGGGGCCGATGGCACCGCCGCAAGCGGCGCAACCACAACCACAAACATTAGACGTTAGAACGAATCCGGCACAACGAGCGCAGTTTAAGAACTTCATGACGAGCATGTCTGCTCCTGTGATGCCGACCACTGCGCCTGTTGCTCCGATGCTTGCTGCGCCTAGTCCCATGGACCAGATTGACATTTTTAATCCTGTACAGGCTATGGCAGTTGGCGGCATGGTTGACGGTGGCAGGGAACGTGGTCGTGGTGACTTCCGCGATCCTATGCAAAATAATTTCTCTCAGGTTCCGGCTGGTCCAAATCTTGGCGAAGGCGGTCAAGAGATGTTTACTGATAAAGCTTTAGCGAAGAGGATGTTTGATGATTCTACGTCTTTGTCAGAGGTTTTTGATATAAACAAGTATTTAGGCTCATCTAGTCCTTTGTTTGACAGACAAAGTTTTAGTTTGGATGTCCCTCCTGTTGTAACAGATACAGTTAGTGAGTTTACACCTCAACCATTGATTAATTCTCCTGCAGGCACTGGCATTTCTGCTGTTGCTACAGTGAATGATCCTTTTGGTTTTGGTGGTGTTCTTAGTGGCGGCCCTACCATGACTGAAGGTGGTGGTTTTGGCATCATGGCGAATTATGCTATCCCGTTTAGGAGAGGTGGCACGACATTTGAAGTAGGTGAGTCTTACGAAACTGGTCGTGGTATTGGCGAACAGGTCCGTGAGCGTCAGGCTCGTGGACGTGCTGATTATCAAGGTGGCAATCAATCTGATGCAGAGCGTTCTGATGCTAGGGCTTTGGAGCTTTTGCGACAAGGTGGCGGCGGTGATGGCAGTGATTCCATCACAGCGCAGGGCATTAATATTGAGCAAGCTCCTGTTATGGATGCTCTTAGTGAGATTATAAAAGAACAAAGAACTAAAGATTTTCAAGCTGATGCAAGAAATGCCATGGCTGAGTCAAAGGCTTCTCAAGCATCTACAGAATTTGATTTAAACATGATGGGCTTTCAGCCAGAACTTGCTTCTAATTTTGTTCCTACTTTCAATGACTCTTCCATTGCAGCAATAGAAAATGTTGCTGCTGATAACAACGTTGCAAATAATCTTTTAGCTGGGCTTCTTTCACCAGCATTTAATGATATAAGAAAACAAAAAGGTCAATTAAGAACGGTAGACGAAGCAGAGTTTTTCAGGGATGACGAGCGCAGAGCGTTTGATGCTGTGGCTAATCCATCTTTACCATTTAATGATCCTAGATATAGCGGTCTAAGTGTTTTTGATCAGGTGTACAGTTCTACTGCTTCTAATCCTAATCAAAGCTTTGCTGGTGCTGATGGTCCTGATCCTGCTCCTAGACCATCTTTGTTCTCTGATGAAAGCGTCATGCGTCAAATTATGGATGACGACACGGTAAACAGAGAGAGACCAACAGATCTCAAAAGCTTATTTGGCGAGGACTCTGAGACTTACAAAAATATTATGGAACGTTCTACGCCGTTTGAGTCAGAGACTTTCCCGACAGCGGCAGGTATTCTGGGCAAAGTCATGGGCGGCGCTAATATCAATAACATCATTAACAAGATTAATGAGGGCGGCACTCCGATACTTGATAATGATGGCAACATTCAAGGTGTTCTTCATGATGGCTTGTTTGGCGGTACTGTTTATTCAGGAAACGAGGGCTTTAACCCAATGGCTGGACCGAAGCCGGAGCGTGAAGATAATCAACCGTTGCCATTGCCTATTACATCAACGACTCCTGAAAGTGAGACACCTTTGACAGTAGCACCGCCTATGGTTGATCCCACTTCGCCTGCGATTCCCCCAAGTCCTACCGATGTTATCGTTCCAAGCACACGCACTAACGTACCCGTGACTGTCCCTGTTGTTACTCCTGCTCCTATTGAGTCGGTACTGCCGCAGAGTCTCTTGGATCTTTTGCAAGCTAGGCAGCCCGTAAGATCTTTCGCGGATGGAGGTGCTGTATTGGACGATGCGGCTGGTCGCTTCTTGGAGGCGTTGACGGCAGCGTAGCCAGATGAATGATTTTAACATACCAACAGAGTTCCTTACTGATGCGGAGTTGGAAGTTCTAGGCAAGCACCTAGACAAGTATAAAGAATTACATGAGCGGGATGAGTTTCAAAATAATTTTTTAGACTTTGTTAATCATGTTTGGCCCAGTTTCATTACTGGTTCTCATCACAAGATATTTGCTGAAAAGTTAGAGCGTGTTGCCAAGGGCGAGTTAAAGCGTTTGATTGTCAACATGCCTCCACGACATACGAAGTCAGAGTTTGCTTCTTATTTGTTTCCTGCTTGGGTTATGGGCAGGAATCCAAGCACAAAGATTATTCAGGCAACTCACACGGCGGAGTTGGCGGTAGGTTTTGGTCGTAAGGTCAAGAACTTGCTGGACAGCGAGATATACCGTGATGTTTTTCCTGATATGGAGTTGGCTAGGGATGCGAAGGCGAGTGGTCGTTGGTCAACGAATGAGGGTGGTGAGTATTATGCTGTTGGTGTAGGCGGTGCGCTGGCTGGTCGTGGTGCGAACTTGTGTATTATTGACGATCCTGTTTCGGAGCAGGATGCGTTATCACCAACCGCGCTGGATAACATTTACGAATGGTACACATCAGGACCGAGGCAGCGACTACAACCGGGCGGGTCGATAATAATTGTGATGACACGGTGGAGCATCCGCGATTTAACGGCGAAGGTTTTGCAGAAGCAGGCAGAGGGAGGGGCGGACCAGTGGGAGGTCGTGGAGTTTCCGGCGATATTCCCAGATACAGACAACGTGTTGTGGCCCGAATTTTGGAGCAGGGACGAGCTAGAAGGCGTTAGGGCGTCTATTCCTGTTGCCAAGTGGAACGCGCAGTATCTTCAGAATCCTACGGCGGAAGAGGGCGCGATTATTAAAAGGGAGTGGTGGAATGTTTGGGAACGTGATGCTCCTCCTCCGTGCGACTACATCATACAATCGTATGACACGGCGTTCACTAAATCAGAGAGGGCCGACTATTCGGCTATTACTACTTGGGGTGTGTTTTATCCTGACGAGGGTGATGAGGCAGCGATCATATTGTTGGACGCAGAGAAAGGTCGATGGGAGTTTCCAGAGCTTAAAGACCAAGCGATGCGCTTGTATCAAGAATATGAACCTGACATGGTTTTGATTGAGCAGAAGGCGTCTGGTACGCCTTTGACTCAGGATTTGCGTAAGTCTGGCATACCTGTGAGTGGTTTTACTCCGGGCAGGGGTGCTGATAAGTTTTCTCGTATGAACGCTTGTGCGCCTGTATTTGAGAGTGGCATGGTATGGTGTCCAGATGTTAGATGGGCAGATGAGGTTGTTGAGGAATGTGCAGCGTTTCCTAACGGTGAACATGACGACTTGGCTGATAGCATGACACAGGCTATACTACGTTTTAGACAAGGTGGATTTATTGGGACTCGTACTGATTACGAGGACGAGGATTATTATAATTACAGGCGCAAGCGGGAGTATTACTGATGCAGAAAGATAAATCTCTTAACGCAGCGATTAAAAGAGTTAAAACTGCTCAAGGCATGGAGGATGGTGGCGTGGCTAGTTTAAAAGAAGTTCCCGCAGGTAACAAAGGCAAAGGCTTATCTAAACTTCCTACTGAAGTCAGGAACAAGATGGGTTTTATGGCTAGTGGTGGCATGGTTAAGAAACCGAGTGGTGGCATGGTTAAGAAACCGAAGGGTCGGGCAAGGAAGAAGACAGGATTTAATCAAACAGGCAAAACTCTTTCTGATGCGGACGTTGCAAAAGTAGAAAAGTTAATGAAGCCGAAAACCGACAGACAGCTTATGCAATTTGAAAAAGGCGGTGAAGTTACTCCTCCAAAGCCTTTGCCAAAGGACTCAAAGAACGCCAAAGGACGCCGTTTGAAGCGTTCACCCGGCAACAAGAACGAAGCTGGCGGTAATCCAATGAAGCCAATTCGCATGGAGGGCGGCGGTGGAGTTTGCCGTGGTGGTAAGTCAGCTATGCGCGGCACACAGTTTCGTGGTGTCAGATAGGAAAAAGATGCTGTATAAGGGACAAGAGGCTGGCCTTTGGCTAAAAAGCGTTGCTTCTTGCCCTTCTGTGACGCTTTGCAGAATCCCACACTTTCTGCGCTGGGGTCAGTCTCACTCGAAAGACTTTAGTTATGGGCATTAAGTTAAATACTCCAGATTCTATCGCCGCTGCTGAAGCAGCATTGAGGCAAAAAATACGCAATGAACTTATTTTAAATAAACCTCCTCAGGGAGTTATGGCTGGTTTATATAAAAAAATACCTACAAACATAAGACTTTTGGCAGAAAATATTGCTGGTGTAGATCGCCCTATAACTAATAGAGATTTTACTAATGATGAATTAGTCGAAATGGCTTTTTTAGCTCAGAAACAACGTGAAGCTAATGCAAGAAAAGAAAAATTTTTAATAGAACAACAAGAATTTGATGTGTATCCAGAACAAAAAGCTGAAACAAAAAAAAGACTTCAGTCTTTTGAAGACACTAGAGGCAAAACAAGTGTAAATCCATATAATCGTGTTGGAGATGAAAGACTTGAACGAGGAAGAAGAGTAGATAAGGGTTATTTTGATGCCATTAAAAGTTCTTTTACTGACCCTAGATACGGAGTCGCTACAACTTTAGGTAAGTACAATGTTCGCCAGACTCCTAAAATGGACATTATAGATGACACATACAATTTTAATAAAGCAGAAAGAAGTCTTCCTTATAATCCAATATTAGCTTTACAACGCATAGTTAGGACTCCAGAGGTTGCAGGTGAGTATTTAGCTAATATTCTTGGCACTGAAGATAGGCAAGTTAGAGTTGAATTAGAAAAAAAACCTGAATATCCAATTAATTTTTCGGAAGGTGGTGGAGTCATGGGCGCATTTAACGCTCCTCCAGCATCTCAGGAGATGTTCAAGGAATTAGCTGACAAGACCAATGTGTTTACAGATCCTCTTGGAAATGAGACTCTTGGTGCTATAAACCGCGCTATTGTTGGCGCACCTGTTGATGCTATTGATATGATGGGTCGTGCTGGCGAGACGGTTTTGCGTGGTGCGGCGAAAGCTGGTACAGGTATTATGAAAGCGTTAGGAGAAAATGATGCGATGGCAGAAAGGTTTGGTCGAGATATCTACCAAGCTGGCATGGTTAGCGGTCCAGCCACTGCGTTTGCACCGATACGTCCTAGAGGTAAGTCAAATAAGGCGCTTGTGCTTGAAGCGCAAAAAGAAAAGATGAAATCTCCTGCTGGTAAACGTGCTTTGGATGAGAATTTAGAAGAAGCTGCTATTACAGACGCATTTGCTGACGCGGCGGATGATATGACTGTTATGTACGCTAGAAATACTGGTCGCATGGACGATGAGATTACAAACCAAGATATGCTAGATATTTTGACTGATTCTTATTTTACGAACAGAGATCGTGGTATGTCAAAGAGCGACTCTATTGCGGAATCTTTGTTTGAGTCTGGATTAAGTGATGTTGCTGGTCCTATGCTCAAGCGTCTTGACGCTGATTATAACTTCAGATCATCTAGTGCGGTAAACAGAAAGAGAGAGGGCGCTGCTTCAAGGAGAAGCTTGGAAACTCAAGCTAGACTTGCAAGACAGCCTCAAGAGTCTATTAAGACTGTGCCTCTTGAAGAGGCCACAAGAATGCAAAATGAGATTAGCGGCATGGGGCTTCCAGATAGAACCGTCCCTGAAAAGCCAACATTAGTCGTTATTGAAGGCGGGAAGGATTAGCCATGGCTGTTGAAAGAGGAATAGGTGCTGGAGGACTGAATAAAGCCTCTCCCGCTCAAGAAGAAGCAGAAGTAGATTTCATCACCATGCCTGAAGACCCTAGCGTCATGGAAATGGATGATGGATCTGTAATTGTTGGCGAGATTACACAAGAAGTTTCTCCTATCGACATTCCTTTTGAAGCTAACCTTGCTGAGTTTATTGAAGATAATGAGTTAATGCGTATATCGTCAGATCTCGTTGGCGACATTGAAGAGGACATGTCCTCACGCAAAGACTGGGAAGATACATACAAGCGTGGCATTGATTTGCTGGGCATGGAGTATGATGATCGCACACAGCCGTTTGAAGGCGCTACAGGTGTGGTTCATCCGTTGCTTTCAGAGTCTGTAACGCAGTTTCAGGCTCAAGCGTACAGAGAAATGCTGCCGTCAGGTGGTCCTGTCAGGACTCAGGTTGTGGGTGCCGAAACACCTGAAGTCTCTGCACAGGCAGAGCGTGTAAAACATTACATGAATTACATGCTCACCTACGAGATGGAAGAGTATGATCCCGAAACAGACCAAATGCTCTTCTATCTCCCTATTGTTGGGTCTACCTTTAAAAAGGTTTACAACGATCCACTGCTGCAAAGGCCTGTAAGTAAGTTTGTGCATGCGGAAGACTTGTTAGTTCCGTATGGCGCGACTGATTTGCTTACATCGCCTCGCATCACGCACATTATCCGCATGGATAGCAATGAAATCCGCAAGATGCAGCTTGGCGGTTTTTATCGTGATGTTGATTTGCCCGGAGGAGGGGGTGATACGCAGTATTCCGAAGTCCAAGAAGCGATTGACGAAGCACAAGGCGTACAATTATCTGGTGTATCCGAAGAAATGACGATCTATGAGGTTCATACCTCACTAGATCTTGAGGGTTTTGAGGATATGGGGCCGGATGGAGAGCCAAGTGGACTAAAACTGCCTTATATCGTCACAATTCTGGAGTCATCAGGAGATGTTCTGTCTATTCGTAGAAATTATGATCCGACAGACATGCTTATGAAGCGACAGCAGTATTTTGTACATTACAAATTCCTGCCCGGACTTGGCTTCTATGGCTTCGGCCTTACACACATGATTGGTGGCCTCTCACAAGCCTCCACAAGCATTTTGCGCCAGTTGATAGACGCTGGCACCCTTTCTAACCTTCCGGCTGGCTTCAAGGCTCGTGGGGCGCGTATCAGGGATGAGGATGAGCCATTGTCGCCCGGTGAGTTCAGGGACATTGACGCTGCTGGCATGGATATTCGTCAATCAATCATGACACTACCATTCAAGGAGCCGTCAGGGACGCTGTATAACTTGCTTGGCACTCTTGTTGACTCTGGGCGGCGTTTTGCGTCCATGGCTGACATGAAGATTAGTGAGATGGGTGGGGAAACACCTGTTGGCACGACCATGGCGATTATGGAACGTGGCACAAAGGTGATGAGCGCGATTCACAAACGCCTTCATTATTCTCAGAAGCAAGAGTTCAAGCTTCTTGCTAACGTGTTCGCTAGGTTTATGCCGCCTGTATATCCGTATGCAGTCCCCGGTGCGCCACAAGAGATAAAAGCGCAGGACTTTGATCAAAGAGTTGATGTTCTGCCTGTGTCTGATCCGAACATCTTTTCAATGTCACAGCGCATTGCTTTGGCTCAGACGCAATTGCAGCTTGTGCAGTCCAATCCAGATATTCATGGCGGCCCACAGGGTATGTATCAGGCGTATCGTCAGATGTACGAGGCTCTTGGCGTTACAAATATTGATCAGATCTTGCCAAGGCCGCCGCAGCCACAGCCCATGAACCCAGCAAGAGAAAATCAAGAGGCTTTGCGTAATCAGAGGTTGCAAGCGTTCCCAGAGCAAAACCATCAAGCTCATATTGAGGCTCATGTTGCTATGATGTCTACTCCTGCTGCTCAAGCTAATGCTAATGTGATTATGACGCTTCAAGGTCATATTCAGGAGCATATTGGCATGATGGCTGAAAATATGGCGCAACAGGAAATTATGCAAACCATAGATCCACAACAGCAAATGCTGATGCAGCAAGATCCTATGATGATGCAGCAAATGCAAGTACAGGTGGCTAACAGAGCCGCAGAACTGATTGGCGAACTGACAGAACAGTACGCTCAAGCAGTTGCTCCTGCTGATAACACTGATCCTTTGGTAGCGATTAGACAGCAGGAGCTTTCTTTACGAGGAGCGGAGATCCAAGAACGAGCAAGACAGTTTGAGGAAAGACAAGCTTTTGATCAGGAAAAAGAACGTAATGATGTTCTGATTGATCAACAGAGGCTTGACCTGCAAGATGAAGCGAATCAAGAAAAGGTTCGTGTTGCAGAGGAGCGCATTAAAACGCAGCGTGATATAGCCGCTGCTAATATACAAAACAGGAGGCAGTGATGTCATCAAGTTCAATTAGTCGTGCAGTAGCTGAAGTTGAAAAATCCAAAAAAGTGGAGCGTAGAAATGCCATTGAAAAAGGGAAAAAGCCAGAAAACAGTCAGCAGCAACATCAGCAAGTTGAGGTCGGAGGGGTATCCACAGAGGCAAGCAGTAGCGATAGCCCTGTCAAAAGCAAAAAAGCCCCAGCAAAAAAGAAAGCCACCGCGAAAAAATCCAGTAAAAAAAGCTAATGGTGGAACGGTATCTCGTTTCTCTCGCATAGCTAGACCGCAAAGGTTTCTTGGAGTTAGGTGATGTCTAAAAAGTTTCAAAAAGGCACATCATACGCTAAGTACGACTTGGATGGCGATGGAGAGATCACGGACTCTGAATTGGAACACGCTAAAGAAATACGCGAAACAGAACGCGATTTACGCAAGAGTTTAGCTCAATTACGGATGGCAAGGTACACGTTGATTGGTATGGGCGTTTTTACTGTGGCAATGTTCGCCATGCCTGTTGAAAAGATTGAAGCATTGTCTGACATAAGCAATCTATTCTATATCAGTGGTGCTGGCATAGTTGGCGCTTATATGGGTACAACAGCTTGGATGAGTAGAAAATGATACAAGCTCTAATAGGACCGATTTCAGGACTTGTTGGGTCTTGGATGGATAAAAAAACAGAAGAACAGCGGGGTAAGTCCGCTGTTGCAAAAGCAAAGGCAGAAGCTGAAGCGCAAGTCATGGTTTCTGCTGCAACTTCAACCGCAGATTGGGAGCGGTTGATGGCGAAGGGCAGTCAAAATTCGTGGAAAGACGAATGGCTTACAATTTTGTTCAGTATCCCGCTTATATTAGCCTTCTGTGGTGATTGGGGTAGGAACATTGTTTCAGAAGGCTTTGCCGCTTTAGAGGCCATGCCAGATTATTACCAATACACTTTGGGAGTAATCGTGAGTGCAAGCTTCGCCGTCAGATCAGCGACCAAGTTTTTTGGAAAGAAGTAATGGACGCATTACAATTAGCAGAGTATTTACTTAAAGACATACGCAAACAAAAAGAGTCCTATACTCAAAGGTTGGCGGATGGTGCAGCGGAATCCATACAGGATTACCGATTTATCGTAGGTCAAATACGCGGACTGACCTATTCAGAAGATCTTATTAGGGCCGCGATGAAAGGTGTGGAATTAGAAGATGGCTAAAAAACTATTCGTCCCAGAGAGGATGACCAAGCCTAAAGAGGTTGAGTCCAGCCCGGTCCCAGCCGCTATCTCCAAAGGATTTGAGGCAAGTCCAGAAGATCCCAACCAGAAAAACACAGAAGATCCATCTAAGATGGAGCTAAGTGCTATTGATAGATTACCACAGCCCGTGGGCTATCGTCTGCTTGTGATCCCATATTACATGAAACAAAAAAGTGCTGGCGGGATTATCATTCCTGACTCTGTTAGAGAGCGTGAAAGTTTTGCAACAGTTGCGGCATATGTCGTAAAAGTTGGTCCAGACGCTTATTTGGATGATAATAAATTTCCATCAGGACCATGGTGCAGTGAGAAATCATGGGTTTTAATGGGAAGATATGCTGGAAATAGGTTTAAAGTCGATGGATTAGAGGTAAGATTGATCAATGATGATAATATTATCGCTACCATTCTTGACCCAGCAGATATTTCATATGTATAGTGGGAGACATGGAAATGAATGCAGAATTACAAGCTGAAGTAGAGCCTAAAGAAGAACTCGTTGCTATCGAAATTAACGATGAGCCGCAAGACTCTTCTTCTAATTCTATTGAACAAACTCAAGAAGAAACCAGTACAATTGTACAAGATGTTTCCTCCGAGGGTGAAAACGATAACGAATTAGAAAATTATAGCGACAACGTTAAAAAGAGAATTAACCAGCTTACGGCAAAACGTAAGCAGGCTCTTGAGGAAACCGAAGCTGCATACGCTTATGCGCGTCAGGTTCAGCAGAAAAACGAGGAATATAAAAAACGCCTCGCTGAATTGGACCAAGGATACGTTAACGAATACGGCGCTCGTGTAGAGACACAAGAAGTTGCTGTTAAAAAAGCTATGCAAGAAGCATACGATGCTGGAGACATGTCAAAGGTTGCTGAAGCACAATCTGCAATGTCTCAATTGGCTATAGAAAAAGAGCGTTTGCGTATACAAAAAGCTCGTTCAGAACAGGTTGTTGATGAGACTCCAGTTCAACAGCAAGTGCAGCCTGCTCAAGTGCCACAGCAACAGGATTTAGATCCTAAGTTAAAGTCTTGGATGTCTCGTAATACTTGGTTTGGCCCCAGTGGTGATATGGTTATGAGTAAAGGGGCAGAGGCCATTCATACGCAGCTTGTTGGTGCAGAAGGCTACGATCCATCTACAGATGAATATTATGCGGAAATAGATAAGCGTATGCGTCATCATTTTCCACACAAATTTCAGGAGCAAAAGCAAAACGTCCAAGCAGTTGCTCCTGCGTCCTCTGGACGGTCAGCTACCAAAAATGGACGGAAAGACACCGTGCAACTTAACAAGGGACAAGTCGATTTTTGTAAAAAGATGGGCATAAAACTTGAAGATTATGCACGAGAAGTTGCAAGGCTAGAAAAAAGGAATAATGGATAATGTCAGATCGCACAAACCGGGAGTCGCAAACCCGTGAAAAACAAGCGAGAGTTGCAGATTGGCGTCCACCTTCAGCCTTGGAGGCACCCGAAGCTCCTGTAGGGTATAAACACAGGTGGATTCGTGAGTCCGTAATGGAGTACGATGACCGCAATAACATTCACAAACGCAGACGCGAAGGATATGAATTGGTTCGTGCCGAAGATTTTCCAGAGTTTGATGCGCCTGTGATTGAAGAAGGAAAAAACGCTGGCGTAATTGGCGTTGGAGGACTGGTTCTTGCTAGGATTCCTGAAGAAATTGCGGATCAGCGTAATGCTCATTACCAGAACACTACGCAAAACCAAATGGAAGCTGTGGATCGTGATTGGATGCGTGAATCCAATGCTGCGATGCCAAAGCTAAAACCGCAACGTAGCTCCTCTGTGTCCTTTGGTGGACCCAAAGGGGTAGCTGACAATTAGGAGATAAAAAGATGGCTAATCAAGATGCCGCTTTTGGCCTACGCCTTTCGCGTTCAGGTAATGGCTCCGATCTGGTTGGCATGCAGAACAAATACCGCATTGCGGCTAACTACGGTACTTCAATCTTCCAAGGTGACATTGTAAAAGCTGTCACTGGCGGTGGTATTGAGCGTATCGCGGCTGGCAATACGGATCTTGTTTTGGGTGTTTTCAACGGATGCCGCTACACTGATCCAACTACAGGAAAAGAAACCTTTTCCAATTTTTACCCAGCCTCTACAAATGCTGCTGATATTGAAGCTTTCGTTATTGATGCGCCACATGCTCAATACGAAATTCAAGCTGATGCTGCGTTCCCTGTAGCGGACCTGTTTGGTAATTTCGATATTGTTGATGCCACTGCTGGAAGCACTGTTTCTGGCACATCTCGCACAGAGATTGATGTGACAACTGGCGCGACTACCGCTGGCTTGCCTCTCAAGGCCATCGACATTTCCACTGACCCAGAGAACAGTGATGTTAGCTCTGCTAATACAAATGTAATTGTTGTTATCAACAATCATCTGTTTAGCGCTGGCACTACTGGCTTGGCATAAGGAGGCTGACTGATGGCTATTTCTCGCGCCCAACTAGCGAAAGAGCTAGAACCCGGCCTCAACGTTCTGTTCGGAATGGAATATGATCGTTATGACGCCGAGCATGCTGAAATTTACGACACCGAGTCTTCAGATCGTGCATTTGAAGAAGAGGTCATGCTCGTAGGATTTGGCAATGCCAACACCAAAGCTGAAGGTGCTGGAGTGCAATTTGATTCTGCAAACGAAGCATATACTGCTCGTTACACGCACGAAACAATTGCTCTTGCTTTTGCACTGACTGAAGAGGCTATGGAAGATAACTTGTACGACCGCCTTGGCGCTCGTTACACTCGTGCATTGGCACGTTCCATGGCTCACACTAAGCAGGTTAAAGCTGCTGCTACATTGAACAACGCGTTTGATGCCAACTTTACTGGTGGTGATGGCGTTGAGCTTTGTTCTGCGGTTCACCCGCTTGCTGGTGGTGGAACTTTCCGCAACGAGCCTTCAACTGCTGCTGACCTCAACGAAACATCACTTGAGAATGCTCTTATTGACATCTCAACATTCGTTGATGAGCGCAATATGATTATTGCCCTGCGTGGCATGAAGCTTATTGTGCCGCCACAGCTTCAGTTTGTTGCTGATCGTCTTCTTGAGTCTACACTCCGCGTCGGTACATCTGACAACGATTTGAATGCGATACGCAACAGGGGCATGCTGCCAGAGGGTTATACAATTAACCACTTCTTGACAGATCCTGATGCGTTCTTCCTCAAGACTGATGCTCCAAATGGCTTCAAGCACTTTGAAAGAGCGCCACTTGCAACCAACATGGAGGCTGATTTTGATTCAGGCAACATGCGGTTCAAGGCTCGTGAGCGTTACAGCTTTGGATTCTCAGATCCACGTTGTGTATTCGGTTCACCGGGTGCATAATAGAAATGCGAGTAAGAACCCGTCGGGTTTTTATTAAGAAAAGGGCGGCTTCACAGTCGCCCTTTTTTATTGTATAGTTTTTTAATTCCTGACAAACGCATTGGGCGTTTGACACTAGCCACGACAGGAGACGTACATGGCTACAACTACTTTCTCTGGTCCTATTAAGGCCGGAACCATTAAAAATACAACTGGAACCACTGTTGGAACAGATGTTGCTAACGTAGGTCAAGTTGTTATGGCTCAAACATTTTCAGTAGATCTTTCTGGCGGCGCAGTCGCAGCACAAGTTACTGATGTTGTCATCCCAGCAAATTCTCAAATCATTGATTGTGTTATTGATGTTATTACAGCAGCCAATACTTCAACCAATCTTAGTGTTGGAGACACTGCGGGTGGAGCGGCTACAATCTTGAATACTTTTGCATCTGGCACAACTGCTGGTCGCAAGTACCCAACCACTGAGGCAGGCGCAGCTTTGGCGTGGCAGGATACAGGGACATCAGATATTCGTTTGACTGTAACTGGTTCCGCTGCAACAAACGCAGGTCTTGTTCGTTTTACAATTCTGTATCAGCAAAACAATAACTTAGCATAGTAGGAGGCTAATATGGCTGGTCCAGTAAGAGCC